GAAAATAACCCCGAATGAACTTATTACATAAAAGGCGGTTATTGAAATAACTATTCTTTCAAGTCGTGAAACCCTACGTTCCATGTCCTGTCTAAAGTGGTACATATCGTTTTTAAGAACGCTTAGTTCCATTAATATCGCATTTATATCTGCTTTTGTCATTTTTACTCTTGATTAGCTAAATGGGTTGCATACGCTTTTTTTACTTCGTCTGTGTGAAACTGTGTAGCCATTGCCTGTACGTCTGCACTTTCATTTGCAAGATCATCTGCACTTATATTTGGTGGTACGACATGACGATGAAAAGAACGTGATATTTCTACACCATCCTCTTTTATAATCGTGGCTGTCCTTACTTGTATGTGCTTAAAGTCACCTACGATTTCTATTTTGTCTTGTATTGTTTCTTTTGTTATAGCCATTAGTTTCTCCTTTATTGGCTTCTATATATAAATGTAATTCTACAATGTTCATTTCCACCGAAATCACTTGGTACTATACCTGTATGAGTACCAGTTCCACCACTATTTCCTAATAAGTTAGCAACAGTTCCGTTGTTAGCCAATTGAACAGTTACTTGTTTTCTATCATTAGCCAGATTATCAAGCAAAACAGCGTGTGGACTAAACATAGAAGTTGCACTTGACGCAAAAGGCAATCCCCCAACTTCCGTGTTTCCACTTCCACCAGAAAAAGAATTAATTTCCATGTTTGCTGACGCTAAAACTAGCTGACCAACTTTTACATATACTCCATTTTGAACTGCATATCCAACAGTAGGATTTGATACAGATGCTTGAATAAAAGGTGTCCAAGTTCCCTCTTCATAATCCGTTAGTTTGTTAGCTGAACCAGTGCCACCCAAAAAAGCACCCCCACTCAAATAAATATCCTTAAACCTTGTAGAGCTTGCACCTAAATCAACTGTGTTATCGGTAGCAGTAACAGCACTTGTAAATACTGCACCCCCATCTTTTAGTGTTACGCCATCAACCGCAACCCCTGCATCAGTGACTTTTTCTGATATTGTTCCTACTGTTAGTGTACTCATTTATTTGCTCTCCAATGCTGTAAGTCTTGCTTCTATAGATGAAAAGATAAAAGCAAATAACTCTGGATACCGCACACCTAGTCTTGTCTTTTCAGTTGCGTCTTTTGGTGCTTCTTCTTTGGTATCATACATTTCCTTATCTTTTTCCCACCATGTTGATATTGTAAACAACCCATATTTAGACGCATCTAATCCCTCTTCTTTAAATGCTGTTTGTACTTCTTGTGCTATTATGCCTGTATGTGTTCTCGCCTTATCACCTTTTTCTGCCACTTTATCTTTCCATCTAAATGTTTTGAATAATGCTGATAGCTTTTTAGCAACATTAAGTTCTTTGGCTGTTGCACTTGCTATATCTTGTTTCTCGTTTTGGTCAGAGGTTTGGATTGTGCCGTTAGTTGCGTGAATATCATCAAACCTAACACTTGATTGACCTAAATCAATAGCATTATCTCTGTTTGCAACTCCATCTACATCGTGAGGTCTTATAGCGTTTACACTATCTCTAAATTGTAATCCTGTATCACCAGTTCCGATATTAAGGTCACCATTAGCAGTTGATATAGCACCTGCTTTAGTGTTGTCTTTAGAAATCTGTATAACACTCCCGTCTGAGGTATTACGATTAAAAGTATGATTACCCCCATCCATTGTGCCGACTATTTTACCATTTGCTCTAAGTTCAACACCTACAGTTGCTGTATTTTGTGAGGTTTTTGAAACCAAGACATTCCCACTACTATCAACTCTCATGCGTTCTGAAGCAGAGGTAGTAAAACTCATTGCTTCATTACTATGGTTAAAAGTGATATTTCCTCTGTTATCTGTTCCACTGTCAGCAAATCGTATAGTGCCAGAGCTACTAGAGCCACTTCCTATTGTTATGCCTGAATTACCTGAACCCTCTATAAACAATTCATCTGAATCAGCAGATGGAGTAACACCACTGTCGGCTGATTTAATATGTAAATTTGCTAAAGGAGTGGTTTCCCCAATACCAACTTTGCCACTTGCATCTAATCTCATGCGTTCTGTATTCGCTGTTTTAACTACAACTACATCATTTGTTGATAAATCCAGACCGCTGTCATTATCGCCTGTAGAGTTTACAACGCTGTTTACTTTAATTTCTGACATTATTTACCCTCTAGTGCTGTTACTTTGGTTTCAAGTGTTTCTATTTTTGCTATTGCTTCTTGTAGTGCTTTTGTGAGTAGTGGAACAAGTTTACTTTGATCTATGCCTTGATATTCTGGGTTGCCCTCTTTATCTACAGCGTCTTTTTCACCACTAATTGCTTCTGGTACTATGCTTGATACTTCATGTGCTAAGAAACCATCTAAAACCCTATCTTTTCCGTCTGCTATAAAATTAAACCTACTTGGCTTTAGTTGTTTTAGTCTTGATGTAGCATCAAAATCATAATTTACATTTTCTTTTAGTCTGTAGTCTGAAGAAGTATTAAATGCAACTCCAGTAGTGCCACTTTGAGTAACACCACCTATCTGGCTTGCACTTCTTCTAAACTCTAAAAAACTAACACCACTGTTTCCACTTGAATTACCAATTCCAATATTCCCATTAGGTTGCAATGAAATTCCGGGATTAGGGGTTGTGCTACTTGTACCCACGAGTGCGTTTCCAGTGCCATCAATAGTAAAAGTTTGTGTTCCATCATTTTTAAATGTTTTAAACTGTGCATCTCCAGATGTGTTTTGTTGTATGCTAAAAGTTCTGTTACCATTGTCATTGAATACATCAATAGCATTGTTGTTTGTATCGTCTTTATTTTGTATTGCTAATGTTGAAGTAGAATTGACTGCCCTTCCTATGGACATAATGTCACTACCACCATCGACAATAAGCATATTAGAATTTCCGTTACTTTCTACCCTAAAATCTCTATCGGCTGAGTTTTCATTTAAAACAACCCCTGTTGTGTCTACTGTCACAACTTCGCTATTTGCTATTTTCATGCCTATCTTGTCATTTGTTGATAGGTCAAAACCGCTATCATCACCTGCTAGATTTTGTATATTATTGACTTTTATTGTTGAACTCATGCTATCACCAGATTTCCACTAACTGTTAATGTTATGCCAGAAGCTATTGAAAGGCTATGAAAACAGCCTGTGTTATCTCCAGACGCTATTGTTGTATTCGTGTTTAGTTCTTGTTCATGGGTTCTAAATATATCTTTTTTGCCATTCGTTGTGTCACCTTGATTGCCATTATCCCCTTGAAAAAACCCTGCACCACCCCCTGCGGAAACTTCCGCACTATCAGCTGTCTGGTCAAATGTGAATAAATTTATAAAAGCATCGTTATCAGCATTTCTAATTTTTAGAATATTGTTGCTTGTGTCGTACCATAATTGATAAGCATACGTCGTGCTAGGTGCTGAAGACCCACTATTTACCGAAACAATCGCCTGTAAAACATTATTAATGTCTGTTCTTGTGTTGGGGAATGTTTGGTTATCTATAACGTAGTCGTGTTGTGCCATCTTTTCTCCTTTATGTTACTAATTCACCGAACCCTTTTGCTACATAATCGAAAGTCCTATTTATTCCAGAACCGCCACTATTGAAAAATTGTATCGTGAAACCAGTAGCACTTTTACTTGTTATAGCATAGAAATCTCCACTCGCCAAGTTCTGTGCTGAAATTCCTACCCCTTGTAGTGATTTAAATGCAGGACTAAATGTTATTGCTTTTGTACTTGTGCCACTCGCTATGTCGTTTTCTGCTACTATTCTATCTGGCATATCTATTGTTACAGACAACGCACTAACGCTTGGTGTAGCTTCGGAATCTGAAGACGTAAGTAATGCCCTAAATTTAAACCCCCTTGCTTTATAGTCACCGACAAAAAACTTGCGAAACGCTGTAAATGTTGCACTGCCACTAGCAGGGTCATCTTCTGTTGTTGCTATTTGTAATTCACAATTTGTATCACCGAATTCATTTGCATCACCATCAAACAAACCTTCTCTATCATCAAAGTTTCCTGTTGCGTCATCAAAATTTAACCCAAAATCTACCCTTGTCATGGTTATATTTGCTGTTACTCGACTTGTGAAAACCGCACTGAGGTCTACTACATTATCAAAGTCGTAAGTGCCACTAGATGCTACTTTACCACCACCACCATCAAATAAACCGCCTGTGGTGTCAAAATTCCCTGCACCGCTATCAAATAAAATGCTTGTTCCTAGTCTGAGTTCATTACCTACCACAACAGTAGTTGTTTTTGTTCCAGAAAATGTAGGACTTTGTGTTGATGTAGCCACCGCATTGAGGTCTTTTATGTTTTCTATAATCGCCACAGAAGATGTTGAATCAAGTGATTCATTTCCTAGTTTATCAACCGCCTTTATGAAGTATGTGCCTGTCATCGCAGGTACTACAGCCGTATTAGCAGGTCTTGACACTTTAGCAATCAAGTCAACTGAGTTTGCATAGGTTGCACTTGCTGTTGTATCTCTTGAGTGTCTTATTCTATAATGTGATAAGTCTAAATCACCTACTGGTGTCCAAGATAAATGTGCTTCTGTTTGGATTATGTTTATAGAAAAGTTTGTAACTGTTTCTGGTGGTGCGGTTTTACCTATAATCTGGTGTGTAGCGAT